CTCGAATTTACCGTCCAAAACATCCGCCTTGTGGGATATAATAAAGGTATTTGTATCGTCATCTAGGGTACCTAGTATCTTCAGTAGATTGTCTACACCATCAGTGTCTAAACTTGAGTCAAAGGTCTCGTCCAATATCAATAGATTGGTGTTGGTCGAGTTCTTCATACGGGCGATCTGTCTCCAGGTAAACATTAGAGATAAATCAATACGAGACTTCTCACCTTCTGAAAAGCTTGAGTATGAAAAATCATCTCTATGTCTAGACCTAATAGTCTCATTGAATGATTCGTCGATGTTAAATAGTACAAAGAAGTCTAGAACCTGTAAGTACTGATTGATTAGCTTGTTAATCACGGGCAGGTATTGCTTAATAACTTTTGACTTGATTCCGCCATCTCTTAGCAGTTCATCTACAGCCTGTGAGTAACTTAGCATCTCAGTAAATTCAGCATGGTCTTTAGAGTGTTGATTCAACATCTCATATAGTTTAGTAAGAGACTTCTCCGCTTCGGAGGTGTCGTTAGTCTTACCAAGTTTATCTTGAAGTGTTTGAACTCTAGATAACAATGTAGCTACCTTACCAGCATTCTCGTTTATCTCTTGACCTACGTTTCTTATTCGAACCAATTCTTTTTGAGTTGTATTGAATAGTTGTTCAGTCTTACCAAGCTCTGATTGTAAAGCCTCTTTACCTTCCGCCAACTTAGAAAGTTTCTGACCAGCTTTTGATAGTGCTTCAGATTTAACTTCGTCAGAAATCTGTTGATTGCAGGTCGGGCATGTAGCATTCTTAGTGAAAAAGATTTCTTCTTTCCTGTATCTTTCTACTTTCGATTGCATTTGGCCTTCAAACTTATTAAGCTCATTCTGCTTGTTTCGTAGTTTAGTAATATCATCTTCTGTTACCTCCGTTATAAGTTGCTCTCTTAATACATCGTTCTGCTCATTCAAAGCTTTGGCTTGGTCATTCAGCTCAGTAATTTCATCTTCTACTTCTTTAGTCTTTGTGTCATCAATCGATTGAAGTTCTTTAATGTGAGATTCTTGAAGTGTTATCTTCTGTCTTTGCAATTCAATCTGAGTATCGCTATATCCAATTTCATTGCGTAACTTAGTAAGCTTCTCTTTTAGAACATGACTCATCTTTGTAAAGATACCAATATCGAGTAAGTCCTCTATCACTTCCCGTCTGTGATGAGAAGGCAATTGCATAAATGGAATAAAGTTAGATGAACCTAGCACCACAATCTGGTGAAATGATTTGTGATTAAGCTTAAGAATATTGTTCTCCAATACTTTTTGGTAATCACGAGCATGTGACTCTTGGTTGTACATCTCACCATTGCGCCATATCTCAAACTTGTTAGGTTTGATTCCTCTTATTACTTTATAGTTGGTAGTACCAATAGTAAACTCGACTGATACTTCAGTCTTCTTTTGGTTAATACTATTAACTAACTGTGGCTTATTGATATTACGATGAGCCTTTCCGAAAAGGGCAAAGGACAAAGCATCTAACATTGTAGATTTACCAGAGCCATTAGCTCCTACTACCAATGTGGTCTTATGACCTGATAGGTATACTTTAGTTGGTTTGTCACCGGCCGAGAGAAAGTTCTTGTACTCGATAGATTCAAATTTAATCATATAGCTTCTATTTCTAGTGCTTCTGTGTGAAGCTCACTTAGAATGTTTTTCAATTTTCTTTTACTTAATTTAGATTCAATAGCATCAACATATGTGTTGAGCAATGTCTGCGTGTCTTCAAGATTGATTTCTTCATCGGCGATAGTCTCTGCTGATAAGTCTCCAAAGTTCTCTACAATCTTTAAGTCCGCTGGGTTAAGAGCTTGTACTCTATCTACATATTTATCAAACTCGTACGCGTTAGTTTTTTCAGATACGATAATCTTTACATACTTACCATGTACATCTGAGTATTCTGACTGTTCGTCATCAGAGTAATATAGCTTGCGGAATAGTGTGTATGGATTCCTTACCGGAGTCATCTCACGAGTTTCAGTATCAAAGACATGAAAGTACTTTGGGTCGTGAGCGTCAGACCAAGTCAGTTCAACTTGAGTGCCAAGATAGGTAACATTACTTTGACTTGACTTTGTGTGATAATGACCAGAGTATACTGAATCAAATCGATTGAAGATTTCAGTACCCATACCATGTGATTTGATACTAGTATTAGCCATAAACTTAAACCCAGCTAATTCAAAGTGACCCATTAGAATTTGAGACTTAGTGTTCTGAATAAAGTCCATGCATTCTTTTTCATTTTCGGGGCATAGCCATGGGACCAAACCAATAGTAGTATCTCCAACTTCTAAGTCAGTCGGCTCCATGTATATTTTAACACAATCAGTATAGTGACCAAGGAGCTCTTTTAAAGAACAAAGGTCGTTAGTATTTTTATAATAAACATCATGGTTACCAGGAACAATAGACATATTGATACCTTTAGACCGAATAACGTCAAGGAACATATGTCGATTTCGTTCAAGAGCTTTAAAATTAACAAATCTTCTATGGTCATAATAATCTCCAAGGTGTAATATTGTATCTATTTTATGTTCTTCTAGATAAGGAAAGAATACCTTTGAGTAAAAGTCTTCCGCATTATCTAAGAACACATCACTGCCGTTCTTGACACCGCAATGAGTATCATTAATTATCGCTATCTTCATTACTTAATCTTACGCTTTTTGCGTGTGCTGAGCCCGTGTTGGTTGGCCCATTCTTTTAGTGATTGGTCTTTAACTTTAACAGTATGAATACGATTTTTTATTCTTTCGACTATACTGTCTCCCTCAAATCCACCACTTCCTACATCTGCGAAGGCTTCCATGCCAGATTCTTCAATCCATTTCATCTTAATATCCTGTTGTTTCTTCTCCTTAGCTATACGACGCAAGAATGCGAAGTAGGATATTTGCGTAAAGTACGCGAATGCATTGGGTTTACCTGTTCTAGTTGCTGCTTCTATGTTGTAGTTATTAATTGCTTTAATACAATTTTCGACTGCGTCCATTACCATCTCATCACGATATGTGTATCGAACAAAGTTTGGTTTGTGGGATAAGCCTTCTGAAATCTTTAGAAAACATGATCCTATGTATTCAGGTATCCGTGGTTCATCATCTCCGTTTTCAATTGCTGTATTAGTTGCTCTTACATGCTCTACTACCGCTTCAGAAAAATCTCTATTATTTACATAGTGAGGTTTCTGTTTGGGTTTCAATTTTTCATTTTTCATATATATAATATACACTATTTTAAGGCAAATGTAAAACCTTTTTTTAGTTAACTTTCTTAAAAAAAATACACAGTTTATCTTGACACTTACTGCGTGATTTGGTATAATGATTAAATCGAATCAGAAAGGGGACTCATCTTCATCGTCTTCTATCGGTGTATCACTCTTCGGACTCCATTCCATTCTATTCCGCCAAGGAGAAAGGATATCTTCATCTTCAGTATAATCTTTAGGTTCAAGACCATCTATTAATGAATCAATATATTCAGATTTATTATCAAGTTCTTTGTTAAAGAGCTCTGAGACTAAGTCAGATAATCGTTCTTGAATTATACATTTAGAGTAAAACTTTCGTAGTCGTTTATTCGCAGGAGCGTGAGTTATTATTTTATCATTGGGTATAATGACTTCTTCTGAATAACACCCATATAACCACTCCTGCATAAACATCTCTACTTTACCGTCCATTGGTGTTACATCCATTTCCATTGGGTTAGATATCAATGTTTCTTGACCATCGTCTTCGATAAAGGTAGCGATTATTGTAGTTCCGTCTGCTAATTTAATAACATGTATTGGTAATTCTTCAAATTCTTCGCTCATAGTCCTGCCTTTCTACTGTTGTTTTCTTATAAATAGAGTATATAATAATAACTCTACAAAGGTATTTATACAAATGGCAACAGTCTCAAATTTAAACATAGACCAAGGAGCAACCTTTTCTTCAACTATCAACATAGACAATCAAGTATCTGGTCTTTTTCAGTTGAATGACTACCAAGCTCGTGGTAAAATAAGAAAATCGTATCGTTCTCAAACGTATACTGCATTTACATGTACTATCAATGAGAATTCACCCATACAAGATACTATAACGATATCTTTAACTTCAGCACAGACAAAGGCTCTAAAATCTGGCCGCTATGTGTATGATATAGAAATTTATAACTCATCAACATCAGAGGTGATTAGAGTTTTGGAAGGTCAAATAGAAGTATTGCCTTCAGCATCTCAAGCCAATCCTTTAGCAGAAGGCATAGAATTCAGATATACTGAAGAAAATTTCGTACCCCATTATATGTACGACCCAATTACAGGAAATTCTAATTATGTTGGTTCTTATGCTATTCACTCGCAATATATGAATTTAGGATACGTTCATGTGTATCCTATTGGCTCAGATAATACTAATTACAGTTCGGAAACCGCTGAGACTAGCCAAAGCGCTCTTGAACAAGTTTCGGGCTCTACATCTTCAGCATCAGATGATACATCAAATAACTCACCATCAGAGACTCAGACTTCGGATGGTGGTGGAGCAAGTGGTTACGGATACTAGGATAAATTATGGCAGATTTAAAAGCAACGATCAGTTCATCAAATAGTTCTTTGACTGCTGCAATAAATCCATCAGTAGGTTTAGTTCCTGTAGGAGTTACAAAAGACGCGGCGACCCGCAACTCATTAGGAATAAACAATGTGACAAACGAGTCAAAGGCTACGATGTTTACCGATCCTACTTTCACAGGAACTCCTATTGCACCGACAGCAACAGCTGGAACAAATACTACTCAAATAGCTACTACAGAGTTTGTTACTAGCGCGGTTCAAAGTGAAGACACCATCGCCGAAATGAATGATGTTACACTCACTTCATTAGCAGACGGTGAATTGTTAGTTTCGAGTTCAGGCAATTTTATAAATCAAACTTTAGCCGAAGCTGGAATAGATGCAATAACTTTAACTACTGCAGCTCAACCGAATATTACGAGTGTCGGAACATTAACTGCATTAACATCAAGTGGACAACTAAAACTTACGGGCGTATCGGCTTCATCTGGTTTAGAAATTCAACAAGGATTTTTTAATGGTGGAGGTATAAGAATTAAACATGCCGCTTCTGCGGATAACGAATTTGGAATAACATACGAAGGTAACACAGCCTCGGGTGAAGGTGAAAAGAACTTTAACTTAGAATTGAAAAAAGGTGGTTCTGTTTTAAGTACTATGAAATTTAAGCCTGATGGAAATACATTTATTAGTACAGGCAACTTTGGTATTAATAAGACTTCACCGTCTCAAGCATTAGATGTTACAGGAAATATTGCAGCAAGTGGAAGTATAACAGGAGCCACATTAGCTGGTACTCTTTCAACCGCAGCACAAACAAACATTACAAGTGTAGGAACATTAACATCTTTAACCGTAAGCGGAGATGTGAATGTAGCTACTGCTCCAACAGCGGGTAATCATCTTACAAATAAAACTTATGTAGATGCCCAAGTTGCAGCAAAACAAAATGCACTAACTTTTGGCCTAGCTAATACGAATGCGGTTAAAATGGATAATACTTCTGCCGCTCCGTTTGGAGGTGACATTGCCATATTCGCAAGTGCTGGTATTATGCCAAAGACTTTTGCATCCTTAAAAAGTGATTTAGGAGTTAATAATAAAGCACCATTAGCCAATCCAATATTTACTGGTAATCCGCAATCAAATGCGGCACCAACTTCAAACGATCATTTAACAAATAAAACTTATGTAGATACTCAAGTTGCGGGTGTAGTTAATTCTGCTCCAGAAGCATTAAACACTTTAAATGAATTGGCTGCGGCTTTAGGCGATGACGCTAATTTTGCTACTACAACCGCCACGGCGATTGGCCAAAAGCAGGATACCTTAACCTTTGGTATAGCTAATACAAACGCAGTTAAAATGGATAACACGTCTGCCGCTCCAGGTGGAGGTGACCTTGCCATGTTTGCAAGTGCTGGTATTATGCCAAAGACTTTTCAGTCTTTGAAAAGTGATATGGGTATTCCAACACTGCGATCAGACGTAGACCAGAATATAACTGACATCGCTGGAAAGCAGGATACCTTAACCTTTGGTATAGCTAATACGAATGCGGTTAAAATGGATAATACTTCTGCTGCTCCAGGCGGAGGCGACCTGGCCATGTTTGCAAGTACCGGAATTATGCCAAAGACTTTTCAGTCTTTGAAAAGTGATTTAGGAGTTGATAATAAAGCACCAATAAATAATCCATCGTTCACTGGTAATATTGCATCAAGTGGTACCAATCCTAAAATAACATTAACTAATGAACCAGCTACCAATGGAGATTATCTTGAATTAAAAGCAAGTAACGGTGCGGTAAGTTTTATTGCTGGTAACTCCGGCGGCGGAGGAGTAGGCGCGTTTTTAACATCTGGTATAAACGGCACACCAGGTGATGATGTAAGCTTGAATGCTGGCAGCGGCACACTTAGTTTACGTGGAGATGCAGGAATTACAGCTTTTGATAATTTTGCGGTACAAGGAAAATTACACGTAAAAGACACAAGTGCTGGTAACGTTGTTCGCCAAATTCGAATACATAATGATTCAACTACTTCCGGTACTGGTACTGGTATAGCATTTACTAATAGTACATCAGAAACATATGTTAACGCGAGTATAGATTCTATAAGAGCATCTTC